CTATCGGCGTCCCCGGATGCGATTGACCGCGTAAAACGTCATAAACAGCGTGTACGCCCACGTGAGGATGAAGATGATCCAGACCAAGAATCGCGGCGCCACCGGCGAGATGTACAAAAGGCCCGTGAAGAAAAACATCGCGATGGTGATAAAAATCGCCCGGCCAAACGCGGCGCGGTGAAACGCCATATACTGAATGACCACACAGATCACGAATACGATCACGCCTGCGGAAAAAAGAGCACTTGGACTCATGTAATAATTCCCCTCCTGCCTTACAATTCTACTCGACACTCATTATACAACAGAGTCAGTGCTAATGTTAGAACAGATTCCAATGTGTTCCGCTCACTTCCAGTAGTGCGGTTTGCAGTGTTGTTGTTGCACGATTTTTTCCCGTGTTTTCCACCCGTTTCTATCCGTGCGTTAGAATTAATGTTAGAAATGATAGAAGCTCGTCTGATTGGTACGGGCTTACAGACCATCCGTAATCGGGTGGTCTTTGTCATGTCCATTCGTGTTTCAACATATAGTGTATTGCATGTGATCACGTCACGGCCGACGACACACATAGCACCACGAACCTGCGGAGCGCGCCCGCGAGCTTTGGTATGCGCAGAACATCAGATGACTAAAGCTGTGCTTGGTGGGGGCGCTCACCGGGCTGTTCGTGGACCGCATATTTAAAACTGGACGGCTGCAAGACCAGATCAGAGACACAGCCTATTCTCACTTGAAAGGGCCGGGGGTGGACGCCCGCGCCGGTGTTACCGCGAGATCACGTCAAGACAGCTACGCCCCAGTTGGGGGCTCTTGAAAAATACAACTTCATATTTCTAACGAACCCCTTTCATTTTGTGGAAGGGGTTGTTTGTGTTAGGGAGGTCTTCCGCTACTTTTTGTTGAAATAAAACACGAACTAATAATTATTTTCAAGGAGTGAGATCAAATTGCGTTACGAAAATCAAATTGCTAGTTGGTGTAAGAAATGTGGTTGGTGGGGTCTTGTTGGGGCAATTGTAGCGGGGTTGATTTATGCTTGGCCAAGCGACGGAGTCAAAGTTTCGGCCGGTTACATTTCGAACACTATCGGTCAGCACGGATTTCTATGGGTTTCATTCCTCGAATTCATTGGTTCCGGCTGGATGGGGTGTCTGTTCTTTCTAGCCCTTGGCGAGATCATCGATCAACTCGCTGAACTGAACTGGCGTTGGCATGAGCGAGAGCGCCGCGAACATCTGGAACGTCAAAAAGCAAGCTAAAAAAAGCCCGCCCCCTTTAAATAGGAGGCGGGCTTTGAAATTCCCAACGCTTGCGAATTTTGATTAATTCTGATCGAACCGCATCTGCTCCGCGCCAGCGCTGTAGCACGCCTGCAGCGCGGCGTTGTCCGTGAGCGGCCACATTGCTTGCAGCAGTTTCTCGACCCGCTGAGCGGCGGCGGCCGTCGGCTTGCCAAGGTCTGCCGTGATCGGGAGCCCGGCGCGTGCGCGGATCGCGTTCGCCGCTCGGTTGAGCGCCACCTGATCGTCGCGGCGCGAGCTGGTGAAGTACGCGCTGATCAGTTTCACCGCGTCGGCGGCGGCCTCATTGTCGAGGTCGACGGCCTGCTGTTGCGGTGCCGGGTTTTTCTGCGCATCGAGGATCTTCTGCACATCACGGCGGAAGTCGTCCACCGTCTTGCCGAACGCGGCAAAGTAGCCGTCAGGGTCGGTGTGGTCAGTGCCGCCGAACTGTTGCGCGATCTCGTGGTGAGAGCGGATCATGTCCGCGCCGCGTCCGTATGCCGCGCACCGGCGGGCGAACCATTGGGTAGCGATGCCCCACACCTTGGCGAAGTCGGCCGTGTTGGTGGCGTGGCACAGCTCGTACCCTTCAGTCCACTGATTCGCCGGTTGGCCAACGTGCCAGCCCACTTCGTCGAGCGGGAGCGTCAGCAGGACTTCGTTCCAATCAATGAAGCCATGCGCATTGGCATCGCGGGGGCCAGAGTTGAAGTAAGCGAGCTCGTTCCGCGCCGTCGCGCCCGGCGACGCCGTTTCGTGCAAAACGAGGAAGCGGGTCTCCTTCCGTGTTTGGTAGGAGCGGTTTGCCGCGCAGGAAATCAGGCTGGTGTTGATCGTGAGAGTGGTCATGTGAAAAACCTCCTTGGATTGGAAATAGAAAGGGCTCCGCGTTCGCCGCTGGAGCCCTACTTGTTTTCGGTTTGGTCGGCAAGTTGGTCTGTGTTGCCGGTTGCCGCCTGCTGGCGTGCGGACGAGCGGTTCGTTTTCGCTAACAGTTCAGACCCTACGAGGTTTAGCACAACAGGCGGAATGTACTTCCCCCACCCCGCGCGCGCGGAGTTCGCAGTGAAACTCTGCCAAGTGTGATAAAGCAGCGCCAGCCAAACGCCATAGAACAGCACGCCCGGCGTACTGAACGCCTTGTCGAGTAGATTGGCAAATGCCGGGAGCGAGAGCACTACGAGGGTACGCTTGACCCCCTCGATCCCGTATTCACTGGAGTAGGTTTTGTCTTTTTTGGCGGCGGACGTGCCGGAAAACCAGTCGTACACCACGGCTCCCACAAGGATCAAGAATAGCGTCAGGCGGTCGGGACCGTAGAGCTTGTCTACCACGCTGCCGACAATCGCCCCCACAGCGGCGAATGCAGCTGTATCAATTTTCCACAGGCTTTCCAGATGCAAAGATTTGAACATTGGCTGTCATCTCCCTTTGTCTATAGCGGTTTCACAAACATAATCGTCATGTCGCGGGGAGTCCGGCACAGGACAACTACCTCTGCTCCGGGCACCAGCCCCGTGACATGCTGCGGAACGCCTACACCCGGAGTCGGCGATGTGGCGGCATTGATCGTCACCGTCGCCCGATTGCCGCTTACGCTTACGACCTTGCCGTCAGCAAACAGCGCCGCGTTGTAGCAACGCTTCTCCTCCAGCATTTTTTCAATTCTTGAGCTGATCCAAGACCATAATTTTTCGTACCACTGGTTATGCGTGTGTATCATACCCTCAGACCACCTTTCGAATCGCTTGGGCCTCACCGGTCATGAGGCCCGCGTTCGGCGACAGGTCGATGTTGAACCGCACCAACATGAACGTGCCGTCGGTGCCGATCCAATCGTCCGTGATTCCGATGACGTCACCGGCTTCGTGCAGGTAGTTCGGCCACAGCGAGAAGCGTTGCTCCTCCAAAACCACCGACGCGCGCTTCAGCTCGTAGTCAGCGCGGTTCTGAGCATCCTGCTGCGTGGCAATGATCGAGTCGGGAGATCCGTTGTTCCAGCGGAACAGACGCACGCCGATGTTGACCGTGGAAATCGGCGAGTTCGGGTCATCGTTCGATGCCGTCGCGTAGACGGTGGCAGTCTGAGACGATCCGCCGACGACGTCGACGCGGTTATACAACTTCGACGTGTTCAGCACCTTGTCACTCCCTGCATACAGCGTGTAGTCGCTCTTGTCGTAGACCCAACTCGGCGCAACTTGCGACACGTCCGCGACCTTCGGCCGGAATACGAGATGACCGTCCACGTCGAAATAGCAGTCGTAAACGGCGAGGTCTGCAAGCTCCCGGATCGCCTTTCCCCGCGACTCCCCCGCCTGGTATGTGAGGTCATAGGGAACGTTCACGGAGCACGCCTCGAACACACATTGTGATTTCGGTACGCCCGCCCCGGCTGCGATCAGCTTGATCGCCTCCGCAACCGGAGTAGCGGCCCCTTGGTCGTTCTTGGCTTTGACCGTCGTTGTGTCGGAAAAACATCCTAATGGTTGTCCGTCGAGCAACTTCCATTTGTCGCCGCCGGACAAGACGGCGATACGCGTTCCGTCCGGCTTCGACGTGGCTTGCAATTGCTCCAACAAAAAAACACCCTGCGGGACGTACGCGACGCCTCCGGGTGTTTGAAGTCCGACGTAGAGCTTCACTCTCTTATCAATCCAGATTCTACCGCCGATGCTCCACGTCAAGGCTCCGCTCGAATTGTCCAAGGTGATGTTGAACTGACGGCGCACATCCTGCTCACCGTCGACGGAGATCGTGCCGGAGATGATCTCCGTCTCGATACGATCGAGCAGATTTTCGTTCCAGTCCAACAGGTCGATACGAGCGTAGAGCACCGATGACGCGCCGGTCATGGCTTTGATAAAAGTAGAGTCTGCGTTATACATTTGCCGCCTCCCACCAATCTACTGTGACGTCGTATCTGACCCCGCCAAGGGTCACATCGTGCTTCGGCGGCTTGATCCGCACGCGGTAAATGAAGCCCGATGCGAATTTCAACAAGTAGGTGTTCGTCGATGCCGCCATAGCGTCCAAGCGCTCTGCGAGGGCGACCGTCTGCTCCGCGCTTGCGGTTTCCATGAGTGCTGCCAAAGTTCCGACCTTGTAGTTGGCAGCTCCTCGCCTCTCGCGCGGGTACTGCGAGAAAGTCTCTTGTAGCGCCGGTTGCTGGCCGGGGTCGATCTTCGCTCCGTTCTGGTTGTACTTGAAGCAGACGGAATTCGCGGGATTCGCTTCGTCAATCAACCACTGGCCAAAAAACGAACTGTTGACGGTGGCGCGGCCGTAATCGGACACCGCGCCACCGATTGTTACCCCGGTTACGCCGTACTCATGTTGCCCGGCCGGGCAGGTGTAGTCGATATACGGTGTGGTTGCGCCGGTAGCGACAAGCCTCCACGTCGTTTCACCGACCTTGCGGCGGTAAACATCGTTTCGCGTGACGGTCGGTTGGCTTCCCGTAGGTGCGGGATTCGTCCACGCGACTTTGACACTCGCGGTGATTGTGCAAGCGGTCGCGGTTACGATCGGCGTAGCGGGTGGCGTATACAAAACGGAAAAAGTTGACTTCACAGTCGCCGTGATCCCGTCCTGTGAGGTTGCGGAGAACTCGATTTGATACGTAGTCCCGTTCGCGAGGCCGGAGAATGTTTTCGTGTTTGCTGTTCCAACTAAGTCACCTGAATCCTGAACAACCGACGTTCCGGAAGCATTAAGCAAGCGAAATCGGAACGTCTGCTCTGGCGCGCCTTGCGCCTGTGTGTAGACCCCTTGGAACGTATAGGAATCCGTGGTGATTTTACCCCCCGGAATCGCGACGAGCGAGACCGACGGTGCGGTCGAACACTTAAATGTCGAGTAGCTCGACCAAGGAGACACCAAGCCAAGAGAATCGTAAAATCGAATCCGCCATTGATAGGTTTTACCGTTTTGGAGTTTGTTGGCAGGTACGTTACCAGTCACAGTGAGGGAGTTCGGTACACCCGTCTTCGGAATCGTCCACACAGGTGTTGACGGGCTGGAGACGTCGTAGAACTCCACTTCCATAGCGCTTGGATAGTCCCCCGGCGTATCCGTGAAGAGCGCGCTAAAATTCGCGGCCATCGTTGCGTCAAAGTTTGGAAGCGTAAGGTTCGTAGGTTTCTGCGGTGCAACATTAATCGAGATGGTCGCGGAGTTAATCGAACCGGTCGTGCCAAGCTGCCATGCGTAGGCGATGATTCTCGACGTGGTGCGTTTGACGGTCGCGTTCTTGATGTCATTCGTGCTGTCCGACTGCAAGACGGTCGCGGCGGCGTCCCACGCGATTCCGTCGGCGCTTGTTTTGAGCACCAATTGGTATTTGGAAGATGCCGCGTCGTAGGTCGTGTACAACGCGTAGAACTTGCCTGCATACGGGTCTGCCGTAATGCCAGCGTTGTAGCAGTCTAAGTTGCTCACCGGAGCGGCGAGCGTTTGTATTGTGGTGGAAAAGTTGAGCCCGTTATACAGGCCTGTGCCAGTCGAATATGTCGTCCGGACGGAGATTTTCTTCTGAGTCGTCTCCGTACTTCCGGTTGCCTCTTCCCACGAAATAACATAACGCGCTCCGTTGTAACCGACGCGCGGTCGTTGCGCGCGGCCGTAATAATCCGCTGATACGAAATTGACGCTGACGAACGACGAGGACGCCGCCTGCCATACCGATTGATTGATCCGGTAGTCCGAATTTGACGCGTAGTATTCGGACGCGAAGAAGACTGTCGGCGTGTCGTCGGTTCGAATCACGACAAACGGGTCTTTCTTATAGCCGCCGTTGTCATTGCTTGAGAGGCGATAGTTAGTCCCGAACAGGTAGCCCCCGTTTCCGTCTGCCGTACCTTTGATCGCGAATACGTGGATTTGGTTCACGTATGACGCGTTGGAGCCGTCAGGATACGCGTATGCGAGCCAGAGATTGCCGGTTGAGGTGTACGCATGGTGTACGATTTTCTCGACCTTGCCGGAGGGGAGACCACCGACAACGCTCCTCCAGTTCGACGTGACGCTTGACACGGTTGCCGCGTCAAACTCCAACAACACGCAACCGGTCGCGTGAGCGGCGAACAGAGAGACCCTCGTACCGAACGCGGCGAGATTACCGCCGGACTGGATGCCGGTGTACGCAGCGGAACCGAACGTCGTCCATGTCGTGCCGGAGTCGACCGATTTGTAGAAGTCGTACCGCGCGTTGGTGGCGTTCCAGACTGCGCTGATCAACCAGTTGTTCGAGAGTTCGACGATTTTGTTGCCGCCATAGAGGGCGTCGGTGCCGCTGGCGGCTACAACAGTCGGGTCGATGATGACCGGGTAACGGCGTTCCGGATCGGATAGCCACGTATACGGAACAGATGTGCAGACCTCCAACCGTCCGTTGGTCAGCGTTGAGCAGATGTACCGCCCACGCATCCGCTGAACCTTGTCGTTCTGGTCCCACGCTTCAACAGGAGGTAGCGTGAAGACGACCTGGCCGTTTCCGTCTACGAGCTCCAATACCTCCGCTTGGAAGTCGCCGGACGCTTCCGAACCGTCTGCGAGCACGCGGAGATCAGCGCTAAACTCCAATATGTCCTTGGCAGCAAGCCACGGGCTTTCCAGAATTTCAACCGGCGCGCGCAGGTCAACACGAACGCTCATGTAGTGCTTGAGTCGCCCCGCTTCGAGCGTCCAGTAACTTTCCATCTCCGGGTACGCTTCACCGCTTCTGACGTGGAAGTCTCGGTTTGCGACCGGCACCAGTTGCCCCGCGTCGTACAGCACATCTTCCAACCCGCTCTCCGGGTCGAAGTACCTGGTATCCTTTGGCGTGATCGTGATGGTGTACCCTCCGGCCTCATAGGTAACGCGGCCACCGTTGAACGTCGCTTTGGTTTGGCCGTTGTCGCTTTCCAATGTGCCTTTCTCTCCGACGATCAGCGGCGCAGGGGCGAGGGCGGTATTTTTTACTATGATAGGCACATTTTCCGCCTCCTTTACTGCTGAGTGTAGAACAGGTCTCCCGCCGCCTCGCTGTTGCGAACGATCGTCAAAGTTGTTCCGTCCGCGAGCGAGTACGTCAGCGGGAACAGCGGGGTGAACGACCTGCCGCCACGATACCAGCGCTCCTTGCCGCTGATCAGGTACATGGAGTCAGACGGCTCCACGGAGCTGCTGACGCAGAACTGCTTCACCAAGTCCGGAGCGACGGCCGACACGTTGACGTCAGACGGGTCGCCAGTTCCACCGTAAAGCTTGCCGTTGTCGATCATCGTCACTTGCCACTTCGTTGCTTGAATCATGTCTCTTCCTCCTTTAATGTAAAAAGCCGTCCGAAGCTGGGCGGCTAATTCGGAACTCCGTTCATGAGGTTTTGCACCTCGCGCTTCACCTCTTTACGTGCAGCGTCAGCAGCAACGTTGGCGATCGTGTCGGCATCCATGTGCGGCGTCACTTGAATTGGAACTGTGACGTTGATGTTTCCGACGCCAGCCGGACGAGCGGAGTTTGTGAGGGGCTGCTGAGCCGCCACCATCACCGCGCGGTTCATCCGGTCTGACGCAGTCTCGCGTGCCATGAACATTTGCATGAACGCTTCGAACGTGCGGTTCTGCGACACCGACAGGATGCGTTCCCCCGCTTCGAGGGTGTAGGTCGGCTCGCTTCCGGGCGGACCCGGAACACTGTCCGTGCCCGTGTGCGCTTTCGGGAATGTCCACTTGCCTGTGGCGTCGTCGTATTGGCCGCCGATCGACTTTCCAAGAGTCGAAGCTTGGTCGTGGAGCTTTTGTTGCTCTTCCGGCGATGCGGTCTGCCACTTTGCAGAGATCGCGGCCATCTGCGCTTTGATGTCGGCCACGCTGTTTGACTTCGCTCCGGTTGGAGCTGGCGGGCCGTAGACGGGGGCAGGGGAGATCGAGCCAGTCGCGCCGGTGGAGAACAGTCCTCCGGCCGCCATGATCTCGTTTTGCGTTTTGATGTACTCGGCTTTCATGCGGCCAAGATAGTCTTGAACATACCCCAGCGTGGTTTCGAGACCGTTCTTCTCTACGGAAGCGCGGGCGTCGGCGTTGATCCGCTCGTCGGACAAAAGCTGTCTCCAATACGCTTCGTGCGCGGCTTTCAATTTCTCGTTGCTGTCGCGGACTTCTTGCAGCTTTGCTTCAAGTTGTTCGCGCTGCTTGCGGGTCTCCTGATCGCGCTCCATGTCGCCGATCCGGTCTTTCTGGTCCTTGATCTGCTTGTCCAAGTCTGTGAGCTTTGCTTGATCAGCGACGCGCTTTTCGACCAGATTACCGTTTTCGTCCTTCTCGATCTTGACGTAGCGTTTGTCGTCAGCAACTTTGTTCCGCTGATCTTGGAGCTCTGCGAGCTTTTCGCGTTCCCGCTCGATGTCCGCGAGTTCTTTTGCGGCTTGCGTTTGCTTGTCCAATGCGTCGATCTGGTCTTGAACCGCCTTTTCGTTCGCCTTGGCTTGCTTCTCGATCGCCGCCATGTCTGCGTCACGGTCGATCTCTCGCGCCGCTTTGAGGCTTGCTTCGATCTCGTGCGTCAGCGTTCGTGTTGCATCGGCAAGTTTCTGTGTCGCGGCGATCTGGTCTTCCGGGTTGTACTGCTCTTTCTTTGCAACCACCCGCGCCCACGCGTCATAGGTGGAGCGCGCGATCTCGATTTCCTCCGCGCCAGCATCACGCATCTTCTCCGCGTTCTCTGTGATCCAGTCCTCGGAGTCCTTGAAGGATGCCGACCGGTACTCTTTCGCCGCGCGGTCATACTCCTGTTGCGCCTTGGCTCTGTCAGCGGCCAGCAATCCGGTGCGTTGCAGAACGCGGCTCCAACCCTCCATCTCCATCTGCGACACGGCGATACTGCTTTCCCCCGCATCTTGCATCGCCTGTTTCTTGGTGGCGATCCAGACTTCGGAGTAGTTGAACGATTCGTGCTCGATCTCGTTGTTGATGCTGTACAACTCCTGAGTATGTTTCGCGAGCCAGTCACCGTATGACGTGCGAATGTCTTTTAACCGTTCGACATACTGCTCCTCGTTGATCGCACCGGTATCAAGCAATTGTTTGCTGTATGCAAGATCATTTTGGTAGGAGTCACGACGCGCCTGATCTGCCTCTTTCTCCAGTTGTTCGGCGCTCTTCCCTTTCTTGTCATCGGGTAGAGCGAACGTGTCGGTCCCACCCCCGTCTTTGCCGCTGGACCCGCCGATCTTCGAGAACGCATCGCCGGTTACGCGAGCGAGGTCGTCCTTGTACTTGGAAATGGTGGCTTCGTATATGGGGATGACCTTTTGCGCGTCTGCGGCACTCTTGGCGGCTTGGTCAGCCATCACAAGAAGCCGCTTGCCGCGTTTTTCGTCATCAATGGTCGGGTCGACGCCACTCGCAGCATCGGCAAGGAATGCGGCGCGGGCCTTTGAGAGCGTGTTGTACGCCTCAACGACCGCCATTGCGCTGTCGAGATGAGCTTGCGCCACGGCCATTTGGTCGTTGATCTGCTTCTCGGCGGCTGTCCGCGAGGCTTCGGCGGCTTTCTTCTCGACGTCGATCCGTTGGTTCAGCGCTTCGTTGTTCGTGATGATCGCGCGACCGCGCTCGTCTTCGACTACGACAAGCTGCGGCATCGACTGCTTGAGTTGATCGGTCACAGATCGAAGTTCCGCCGTCTCCGAAGCGTTGAGTTGAACTTTAGACGTCAGCTCGTTGTAACGGTCGCGCAACTTTTCTAAGTTAGCAATCTCCTGCGCCTTAGATGCCGCGTCAGAGATACTCGCCTCCACGAGCTGTTGCATCATCGGTATGTTGTCAGACATGGCCTGACGAAGCTCCGCCGCCTTTGCCTTCACGTTGTCCGTCGTGACCCCGTGCTCAGCCATCGTCTCGCTGAGTTTCTTCAACTCGGCGTCCACAGCGGCGATCTCTTTTTGCTTGCCACCCATCCATCCGCCAGCGGCGAGATCCGCGCGCTTTTTGTTCAGGTCATCCATCTGCTTCGCCATGTCTTCCAGTGCTTTGGCATCGTCCTCGATTTCTTTGAAGCGGTTCGCGTCCTTGGTTTTGGCGCCATCCTGCATAGCCTTGTTGAGTTCTTCCTGAGCCTCCGCGAACTTCTTCGCCTTTTCAGCAGATTCCGAATAGGCAGTTCCTAAAAAAGTGACGACGCCGATGATAGCTGTCAGACCAAGAATCCAAGGGTTTGTAGACAACGCTGCCATTGAAATCTTCGCCTCATCAGCAGCTTTTTTCAGCTTGGTGAGAGCCGTCACAAACAGAAGAACAGACGCAACGGTGCCAGAGAATCCAAGAGCGAGACCAGCCGCACCGTTGATCAACGAACGAGTTCCCGTATCCACTTCGTTATACTTTTGGAGAATTGAGGTTAGTGCAGATGTGATAATGCCGGCGGCCGGTGCGAACGATTCCCCAAATTTGCTCCCCGCGACCGCCGCCTCTGCCTGCAACTGCTTGAGGGAACCATTCAGGCTGTCGATCTTCATCTTCGCGGTCTCGTCGGCGGTGACTTGTTTCATGGCCTGATCCATTTCTTGGAGCCCCTGCGCACCCTCATTCGCGAGAATCGAGAGTGCCCTGACACCGTCGGTGCCGCCCAACATTTCGAGAATCTTCCCACGATTCTGGTCGTTGAATCGGGCGAGCTTGGTGTGCAGCATCTCCGCGATGTCTGCGAACGACTTCATTTTCCCTTGGTTGTCGAAGAACGAAAGACCCAGCTTGTCCAGGACCTTCTGCTGTTGCTCGGTCGGGTTGATCATCGCGAGGATGGTTGTTTTCAATGATGTACCCGCGTCTGATCCACGCAAGCCGTTGTTTGCAAACAATGCGAGGACGGCGTTTACATCCTCGAACTTTGCGCTAACTTGCGCGGCTACCGGCCCCAAGGCTTGATTTGCATAGGTCATCTCACGGACTGATGTTGCGGAAGCATTCGCCGCACCGGCCGCGATGTCAGCGACTGTCTTAAGCGAGAGGTTTTCCTTCTTGTAGGTGTTCAGCGCCCCAGAGGCGTAGTTGGCGGCGTCCCCGACGTCGAGTTCACCCGCCACAATGAGCGAAAGAGCGTCCTTTAGTTCTCCGTCAGCGAGACGTTTCAAGTCGACGCCTGCTTTGACAAATTCGGTTGTTGCATCGACCGCAATGTTTGGGAGTATCCCATAGGCAGGACCGATCTTGTCGGCCGCCGCGCGCACCTGATCAAGTTGTTGAACGCTTGCGTTCGTGACCGATTTGAGGTCAGCGAGCGCCTGATTCACTTTTGCGTATTGGGCAATCCCCGCGACGAACACGGCGGTGATCGCGGCGGCGGCGATGGTAGCTCTTCTGGCGGGGTCGTCGATCGCGTCAGCGGTCTTTTTCGTTTCCTCTTGCGCCTTTTTCGCAGCGGAAGCCGCTGCATCGCTCGCTTCTTTCTCGGCGTCGGAACGCTCCTTTGCCGCCTTCTTGGCCTGAGAGTGGATCTGTTTCGCCTCAGCGGCAATGCGGGACTTCTCCTGCGCGTCAACGCGAGCTTGCCTTGCAACTTCGGATTGTGCGTTTGCGACGGTTCGCAACTCGGCCGCGTACTGCTTGGCGGCGGAAGCCTGCTCTTCCAACGCTTTTTTCATCTCCGGCGCGGCGTTTTTGGCGGCGGCCGCCAGCTCACGCGCAGCTTGTGTTGCTGCTTGCGCTTGGCTACGCGCTTCACGAGCGGCCTGCGTTTGCTCCTGCGCGTTTTTCTTCGCCTCCTGCGCGGCGGTGCGTGTCGCTGCGGCCTGTGCGCGTGCGGCGTTCTCGACCATGAGGAAATCGTTCTTGCGCTCGCGGATCGCCGCGCCAAGGGAGGTCATATCTGCCTTGGAATCAGCTACGTCGCGTTTGAATTGTCCGGTGGACAGTTGGAGGTCGGCTTTGATCTTTGCAACACTAGCCACGCATCATCACCCCATCCCGCCGGTCGCGAACAACGCCGCCTCGAACGCCGCCTCGTCGAACTCTTCTTTTCTCGGCTCCGAAGCCGCCTGAGCCCCAACGCCGAACAGAGAGAATCCAGAGGAGGCGAGTAGCGCATCCCTTTGGTTCCACTCGTGCAAGATTTCCGGAACTTCGATCATGAGGTATTCGGTGAACATTACTCGTTTGGAAATGCCGTGCGCACCGAATGCGGCGACTACCTTTGTCACCCATGCGTATCGACTTCTTCCGGGACGATCTGCGCCGTTTGAAGTGCCGCCTCCACCATCCCCCCCATCTTCTTCTTGATCTCCCCCACGATAAATTCAAACTCGTTCACTTCATACACCGCTTGGATGAAACGTACCAACTCCGCTAAAGAGACGTTTTTTACGATCCATTTCCGGTTGAGACCGCTCGCAACCTCGATGATCTGAATGATTTCCTCTTTCGCTACATCGAGGGCTGCCGTGATGAACTCAACCGGCTGCGAGCGGAAATTTCCGTGTTGCATGATGAGTGCCGGGATGTTATCTAGTCGCGGTAAAATCTGCAAGTAGCGTTCGATGGGAAGGGACTGTACAACGATTTCGCGCCCGTTCGCTCCACCCATCCACACTTTTTGAACGCGCGGTACAGAGGGCGAGTCGATGAAGGAACCGGTCGGGCGACTCGTGCCGCGGCGGAACCACCCGCAAACGATGCTGGCAATTTTCTTGAACATGGAGCACCTCCAAAATAAAAGGAGCCGCGCGCGGGCGGCTCCATCGTTGTGTTGGTTTATGCGGACGGCAGAACGGACTCAGGACCCATCAGCCACTTGCGGTTGTTCTTCGCCGGGTCTGGTAAAGCCACGAATTGAATGCCGTTGATATGAATGTCTTTGCCGCCGTACTGCCGGTCGATATTCGGAACTGGAATTGCCTTGAAGAGCGTTACATGCTCGTTCGTCGAACGACCGATCGGTTCCAAACGGACTTTTACAGCGTACGCGGACATGTCCCCGATCTGCTCGCAGTAAAGCAGAGCTTCCTCTGACGTGGTGACGTTCGAGTACAAGGTTGTGCCAGGAATGAGCGGTTGAAGAATTTTCGCTTCATTTGTGACAAGCGGGACTTCAAACAGTGCATCAGACCCAGCGGCGAGTTTTGCGGCAACAGCATCTGCGGTTTGATCCATTGTCACATCTTCCGTTTTTTGATTGAACTTAAAGTGGCACCCGCCTTTGGTGCGGTCCAAAATGGCGATAACGGAGTCATCTGTCAGTTTCATGACCACCACACGACACGGGCCCATCGGGATATCAGTAAGAGATGCTTGGAGATTTCCAGCCATTATTCATCTTCCTCCTCATGATTTTGATCTTCGTCGACGACAGATTGGTCAAACGCCATATTACTTTCATCGAGCGGTTGCTCAGAGAACGATGCGTGGTGCCCGGTGTCGTTTAAGAAACGCGCCGACTTGCTGAGAACCAGTTTAACCGCAAGTTCTCGCGGCACTTCGACCACATCACCGCCGCTTTTCCAATCCGGATTCTCATGCGATCCGAAGTTATAACAAAAGCCCTTGGGGTCACCCAAGAGCTTGATTTCTACTTTTTCAGTTGTAGCAGACAAGATGCTCCCTCCTTTACGAAATTCCCAAGCGTTGCGAATTTGGCCGGGTTTGATAGATCATCTCGAAATTCATGCTATACATCTGGCGCTCTTTGCCGTCCTTCCCCAAATCCAAAGGTTCGTGTTTGGAGAAAATCGTGCAGTCGTATCCGCTGATCTGCACAAACGACGTATGGAGCTGACTTTCGATTTGCGTTGCCAATCGTTCTGCCTTGGATGCGTCGCGGTTTCGTACGATGACTTGGAATGTCGGCTCCCGTAAAGTAGGCAGGTCTATATCACGACTTCCGCCTGTGAAGCGCGCCATAACGAGATCGTCCAGCTCTTCGGGGAAGTAGTCGATGACGTCACACACAGAGACGGACTTCACGGCGGCGCACAGGTCCTCAACGGTTAGCATTCAAGACACCGCCCACCTTGCTCTCGTAGACTTCAAGGACTGCCTCCCGTTGCCGCTCAGAGGCCCGCTCAAGCCACTTTTCTTCCCCGTTGTGCAGATGCTTACCAGCGGGCAGTTCGTGCACGAGGTGGGCGTGCGGAGCGTCGTACACGACGGACGCGCCCACCGTGCCGTGGGATTGTACTTTCCACGGTTCGATGTGCCCAGACTCTGCAAGGCGGCCCGTTTTCTTCGGCGGTTTGCAGTCGTTGAGAACGATCTTTGCCCCCTCCTGCACAGCCTCATTCGCTGCTTGCTTCACAGCCTCGGCGAGTTGGTCGCCGTTCCACTCAAACTCGAATTTCAATCAACTTCACCTCCACCTCTGCGACTGCTGAGATGCCGCGGTCGTCTGCAATATGCTCCACTCGGTAGGTGATGCCTTCGAACGAAACGCGGTCACCCGCCTTGATCGCGGTTCCGGCCGGGAAGTACCCCGAGGCTTTGAAGGTGTCCGTCCGTCGTTCAATGCGGCAGCGGGTCGAGGTAGGCGGAGCGAACTCCGGTGCCCGTACCCCGTAACCGATGCAAGTAAGGATTTCAGCCAAATACGGAAATTCCAGCTTGACGCGTTCAACCTTCAGTACCAGCCAGATGTTCCGCTGTTCGATGTCCTCAATATTGAGTATTTCATAGACTTGATTCTCATCTTCATTGCGCCAAAGGCGGTCGAGGACGTTCAAATCCGGGCGGTACCACATGGTGACTTCTGCCGTATCAATGATTTTTGACGAGTCAGCAGAGACAGTCCCACCTTTCCCTTTCCAGCTACAGTAGTCCACTGGCGGAGCTGCGTCCTGGTATTTGAATCCAATATCTCCTGCACCCTCGACAGTCACTCTGTTTTGAACCCGGACAGGCGTAGCAAATTGCTGTGCAGTTGGTCTGAACATAAAGAACCTCCCATCAACTACGGACTGCCAGTTGTGTGACCATGAGGTTAAAGGCTGAGGAGAACTTGATCTCTCCTCCTGTGAGACTCCATAGGTCGGTAACTCCCAGCACAATTGCACCAACCGCAAGCGGATCGGAGAGCATTGTCTCCGACACGCCCGCGCCGGTCATGAAGGACTTCACGGCAAGGACTTTTTGGAACAGCGTACCATCAAAAACCGTATTGGCGACCGGTATGTTCAGACCGATTTTGCACTGTATCACGAGATCGGAATCAGTCATACACATCACATCCTGACAATCCAGCGTCGTTCACCTCTCGATTACGCCGCAGGACCTTTCTTGATGATGACGACACCGTACGGGTCGATAAGTTTGCCATCTGCGATCAGGATAGCTTTGTCAACCCATTCGTTGGTATCGTGCCAGAAGTAGCGGTACATGGTCATCTGCAAGTTGGAATTGAAAGCGTAGTTTCGAAGGTCGCAGTAAACTGCTACGACTTCGCCTTCTGCAGCATCGTCATACGGAGCAACGATGTCGTCCTCGACCTGGATGACTTCCTTGCCCCCGAAACGCTCCTGCGCCCCTTCTGTGATGCCATAGTTCACACGGCCGACGGGTTGGCCATTCTTGTCCACCATGCCATCGATGTAACCCTCGAACGTTCCGGAAGCCATGATGAATGCGGCACCCGCTTTATAAGCGAGCGGCATTTTGGCAAACACTTTTTTGTGCCACGCGCTCCAATCGGTGAATTCCGCCGGGGACAGAGTAACAACTTGCGTTTTCGGAACGCGAGAATCTTGTGTGATCCCGGTCGGTTTCCCAGTACCGTCCCCTTTGATGACGGCGTAATCGATCGCCTGAACCATCGCCTCTACAATCAAATCGGTGATCACGCTTTCGAATCCAGCCAATGAAACGGTGTCGGCCAAGAGCGAAGTGGAGACCTTGCACTCAAGGCCGTAGTAGCTGAAGGAGATGTTGTTGTTGGCCTTCACCTTTTGCTTATCGGACGGCTTGTTCTCACCGATCCAAGTAGCAGCAGGCTTGAGGGACAGAATCGGGACCGTGACGCCGCCTTTGATGTTCAACTTGCGAATCCGTGCGTAAATCTGTCCGTAGACGTTGATTTTCCGAATGATCTCATTCAAGATTGTGGTCGGGACGACGGCGGAAACATCGGTGGAAGTAGTCATTGCATCTGCACGGAGTTCCGGGGTGACCTTGCCGGTCTTGGCGAACTCCATGAATGCCTTCCGGTATTCCACAGTTCCGTATACATCGTCAACTTCCTGTTCGCGCCGTTCGCCGCCACCAACTCCGTAGGTAGCAAGGATTTTCGTCCCCCCAACCGGGGACGGTGCCGGGACGCTCCGTCCTTCGGGCGTCGGCAGTTGCGGTTCAGCCGGAATGTCATCGGGCGCAGCTTCCATCATCCCCCGGAGATCAGAAATCTCTGCATTGAGGGTTTCCAACTCCGCGTTGATGCCGCGCAGTTCCTCAACGGTCGTCGCCGAATCAGCTTTTGCGGCCAGCTCCTTTTTGCGAGCTTCTTTTTTCGCGAGCATTTCTTGCAGTTTTCTCTTCATCGAGATTCACCTTAGCCTTTCAGCAGGATTTGAGTTCTGAGTTTCATGAGTTCTAACTCTTGATCGTCGTTGCTCGTATGTTGCCTGACATTTTCCAGCGTTGCTTTTGCTTGATCCAATGCCGACTTGTCGCGGGCATTGATGTCTGTTCCGGGATACGCCGCCCACGTCACCGCGCTTACCTCAATTACCTTCTTGACTTTCTTGATCCTGCGGGTGGGCATATTCGTATCAAGCCCCTCCCACGCTTCCTCCGCGACGTAAAAAATAAAAGACATCCCGTTGATGTCTTTACGTTTCGTCGCACTATGGAGGGCCTTCGCCTGGTTGTTGTTGTCCACATCCAAACTCGCACGGAAATAGAGGCCACGGTCATCGGTTCGGATTTGCATCGTAGAGTCACCGTTGTCACTTCGGCAACGCGCCAACGGGATCTCATCGAGGTCGTGATTGACCGTGAAAACCACATCACTAAAGTCACAACCGTCGAACGCTCCACGTTCGATGACCTCGTCGAACCAGCCCCCAATGCACGTCAGTTGATCATAGACGGCCGGATGACCCTCGATGTAATAGCCGTCATCCACTGCACGAAGTTCGATAATACCAAAACTCCGTTGAACCGGCGCATCCTTTCCCGGTAGATTCCTACTCAACTTTTGATACCCCCTTATCTGCTTTTGCTCGACCCATTTGGTATGCGTTGGCAAGGTCGACGTCGATGTAGTTCAGCGACATTGTTCGTTTCTCACCCCCTTCAATCGGCGGGTAGCCAAGAAGTGCAAGTTTCTGATTGTCTGTAAGCAATCCCTGCTCGCCGGCGATTTTGAGGAGGTTGAGCTTGGCGTTCGTGGACAGATAAAACATGTCACGTTGGTAGAAAACGATCTCATTTCCAACGTCCTGTTCGCGGTCGGTGAAAAGGCACTTCGTAAATGCCTGTCCAAGACCCAGAACGATAGGCTCCAAGGTTTTTTCGTAAAACGCTTGGTATTGCTCGTCAGTGTAGTCCCCGGAGATGATGGGTGCAGAAACGCCAAACCAGTTCTGTGCTTTGGACTGCAGGAACTGAAGGGTATCTCTGTCGATCATCTTCGGGTCGGAATTGATCGGTGTATACTCCCCTTTCAGATCAACAGGAAGAATTCCGGTGTCCCCGGATGCCATACGTTCCTCAAAACGACGACGTTCTGCTTTGAGACTGTCATCATCGGCAATTGTGTTGATCTTGATGATGCCTCGTATCGACATGCTCGTCTTGATGCCTTTTTCAAGACCTTGCAGAAGAACATCGTTTATTTGCAGAACTTTCAGGAGAGCGCTGTTATCTGGCTGTCCATTCATCCCCCCACCCATGATGTCGTTGACGGAGAATTTCTTACGCAGGTGTATCACGTCTCTGTACGGCAACGTGAAACTCTCTCCGTTCGAAAAGTACAACTTTACGAATAAGGTTCCGGCATCGTCTTGAAGGAAATCCACCTGTCGCGGGTTTAACGGATAAAAACCCGTGTACGTCCGCATTTCGTTCCCGCTCTTTGGATCATTGATCGATACAAAGGTGGGGTAGATGAACGCGTTGAAGTTTAAAAAGAGGAGCCAAATGGTCTTCTCCAAAAAATCGCGAGTGGTCATGATCGGGTTCGGTCCGTATCGGAAAAGCCGATTAAGACTACTCTTAGGCGTCGTCTGCATGCCACTGCTGTCGGTACGGATGTGGCGTGGTTGGAGCTTGCTGCATTCAGTGGCGATGATGTCGATGCAGTTCTGCACCACGTCCGAAGAGTAGATGCTGTCGCCAAATTGGCTGAACACCGGAGTGTACCCGTTAAGCATCTTCGCATACACGTAGTTTTTCAGACGATTGCCGGCGTTTTTAAATACATCCCACAGTGCCATTTTTTCATCACCCCCTTTTAACGAGCTCCAGAAATTCTGACCTATTGTCGATGTACACACGGTAGGCAATGATCATCGTCACCGCGCCATCGATCTTTCGATCATCCTTGCCTTGCACTTTCACCGGCATGATCTCCAGTTTGTTGTTGATGTTCAGGGCCGTGTTCTCCAAGCAGAGTCGGTCGATCGGGTTGTTGTTGTAGTTGATCAACTTGCTCTTGAGGTCTGCTTCCACCAGCTTCATCGGTTCGCTCATGCTGCCAAATTTCTGGTCGACCCTTTGCATATCGAAACCGCACTCCTCCATCTCTTTTACAAAGTACACGGCCGACCACTTGTCGTACCCGATCCGATAAAATTTGATTCTGTGCTCCTTGACCAGCTTCACGAACCACGCCGTGACAAGCCGGAAATCGTTCTCGTTGCCTTCAGAGACGGTGAGCAAACCATCACGGGCCCACCCCTCGTACTGATCCCTTTCAGCCATTGAGAGACTGTCAATTTTGGACCGAGGTACGAAGTAATGCTGGACCATGTATTTGACATTTCCACGCATGAGCATAGCCCGCGCAGAAGCAAGGTCTCCCGATTTCGAGAGGTCGACTGCGCCGATTGCGAACGAATCTCGAAACTCTTCAAGGTCGAACTTCGCCTCGTTGATGAGGTCTTCCGGCATCAACCATGCGGCCGCATTGTTCTGCTTGAAGTTGAAGTCCTTGGACAACATAAAAACCCGCTCGGCCTTATCGTGCTGCGCCTTGCGGATTTGGTCCTTGATGTACTTCGGTTTTTTGATCGTTCCCAGTGAAGGGTTTGATTTCATCCACGATTTTTCATCCTGCCAAACTTCAGCCTCGCTGTCCTGCGTGTAGAGCCAGAGAAGGATTGTTTTGTCCTCGATCTCGTTCGCCAAGACTGCGCGGCCGTACTTCAACTCTTGATCGAGATAGCCGTCGTTGACAAACCCCTCTGTCGTGATATTAATGAACCACGGCTCCTCCTTGGTCGACTGAGACTGGTCGATAGATTTTGCGATGACGTTGTCCTTCATTTCGTGGGACTCGTCCAGGATCGCGCCGTCGATGTTCCGGCCCTCTTTGTTGCGCGTGCGGTCGGACAACTTGAAAATCTTGCTCTTGTTCTTCAAGTTGAAAATGCCTTTGAGGTTTTTGTGTGTCCTCTTATCCTTCGGATCGAACTGCTCGCGCATATTTGCGACTTCCTCAAAAATGATGGATGCCTGAGAATCATCATTGGAAGAACACACGATGTCACTCCCGCCATTTCCACACATCAGCTCCGTGAGGCAGAGAGCCGCGCACAACGTCGACTTCCCGTTCTTGCGGGCAATCAACATGATCGCCTTTTTGAACCGGCGCAAAAGCTTTTTCGCGGATGGTGGCTCCTCGCCGTAGTACTCCCGGAATCCCTCGACGCTCCACTTGAACGAGTAGAACGCCTCTATGAACGCCTTCTCCCAAAGCTCCAAGAGAAACGGCTTGCCGTGGAACGGCGACTTCGTGTGTTTGCAAAATCTCTCGATGAAATCAATTCGCAGATGAGCGTCCCGTGTGTCATAGACGAATGCGGGATCGCTCATGTCCTCGATCAGCATGTCGAGCTGTTTGATTAGTTCATGGCCGGCAATGATCTCTCCGCGCTTGATCGCCTCATGGTATTCGACAAGGTAGCTTCGTCCGTTATTGTTCGGAATGTTCTTTAAGCCACTCATCGAATGGATCATCACCTTCGTTCGAATTCTTCGCCAAAATCCCGTTCAAGGTCTTGATGACGACGGAGTAAGAGTTGAGGTTTTTGAGATACTGCTTTGCCGCCTCGGACGTTTTTTGCCTCATCGGGTCAATCGGGTTGACCTGCACCATCCCGCGTGGCTCGATGAGAGCGCGCAACGCTAAATTCTCGGCATACAGGAATGCAGCGTCATCAATCAGACCTTCGACCAATCGCGCCTTGGCCGGGTCGACATCGGCGAATATCTCGGTCAACTTCGCGCGCTCTTGCCGGAACATCTCGCTTTTGGTCAAGTTTCGATTCACCACCTTGGAATTTCAAAATTTTCGGTTCGTGTGAAAAAAGGGTCCCCCACGCGGTTGGCGTACTCTTTCTGCCTAAAAGAGGGTGGGGGGTATACAGAGTAGAGAGTGTGGTCTTCTGCCTACACAAAAAGAGAGCAGAACTGTTTGTCTACTCTTCCAATGGTGAAGTCATATTCGCAACGCTTGGGAATTTCGATTCCTCTCTACTCTCCCTTATCCATCCACCCACTCGACGTAGATGATCTGGTTCAGGTTGAGCGTGAAGGTTCTATTCGTATCTGCATCCGTGAGCGTCAAGAACGCGTGCCCTTTATTGTTCTGTGCACCGGCAGTAACGAAACTTGAGACTTGTTCACTCACTTCGACAGGCAGCATGAAACATGTGTCGCCCGGCAAGTGTACGTGTGCACGTTTCCCTTCGGTTCCTTGAAGCATCTGTCTTCCCTCCTCTCTCTACCAGCCACACACGAACTGGATGAGCTTGCCCATGCCTGCAACGAACAACGCGGCGAGTGCACCCGCAAGCGCAATCCCGATCCCTTCCCAGAACTTCTTCATGTGCTGGTTCCCTCTCTAAACGCTTCGGAACGGAACAACGAACTCGATCGGCTGCGCATTCGGGGCTACGAGTCGAACGCGCTGCCCTTTATTGGTTTGTTTGATCGTTAGCGCTTCTGCGGGAAAAGTAGTCTCTTGCCCGTTGGCGCGCTTGATCGTTACCTCGCCTGTGCAGTGGAACTTGCATTCCGTGATCTCGTTCCCGTTGCTGGTGAGGTCACTTACCTTGAGTCCAGCTTGCTGGTTGAATGCGGCGGCGTTCTGTGCGGCTTCTTCCATCGTGATTCCGCCCAATGCTGCGCCTTTGTTTGCCTTCACCTTGTCGATGAGAGCTGCAAGCCAATCACCACCCATCGCCCCAGCTATGCGCCGCAGAACATCTTTGCGTTGCTCCGGCAGCGGGGCGTACAAGAACAACTGCTCGTCCAACTCCTTCGCGATGTCTACCCAAGGCTTCGGCGTGTCGTCGCTGTTCAGAACGACGATACCCAGCTTCTCAACGAGTGGACGACCGGGTGACGACGGATCGGTCAGGTGAATCCATGCCGCCTTCTCGCCTGCGTCCCGTGAGGTACTGCGACGGAATACCTCGTCTTCCTGCATCGCCGCGGCCGCCTTCATGCTGGTACCTGCTTCGCGCAGGTGGTCAGAGGATCGGTGTTGAGACGACATGGAAAGCAGGGTGAGCGCCGCCGCCATGTCTTCCCGAAGCCATCTGCCTTGCAATTCGTTCCAGATGAGGGTGCGGATCTCGTCTGCCAGCACTACGGCACGTTGCATGTCGTGCGCTTGCGTATTGCGTTTCGGTTCGTCCGGTTGCGGTGGACCAAAGAACATTTGCAGGTACTTGCTCTCTTCTTCTTGCATGAGCTCAAGTGGTTGAACCATGAGTCCATCCAAGTGTTTCGGTGCAGGGCCCCAGAATGCTTCGCCCGTTCCGACGATGTACGCTTCGAGCAACCCTCTCTCTTTGCGGTACTCACTCGCGAGAGCAACGCTTCCTCCTTCATACGTGAAGAGCGTCCCTGCTTGGAGTTCTGAGAAGAGGATCGGTGTGCCAGTTGGTACGAGTTTCATGCGTATTTCCTCCTTCGCTATTCTTGGTACTGCTCAAACCACTTAGCAATGTACTGCCGCCACTCCACTTGCCGGAACCGCAGTTGTTCGCTGGTCGCCAGTCGCGCCAAGCACTCGTCTTGGGTAGCTTCGCAGAACACAAGCTCTGCCCCCAGCTCTTCAGCCAGCCGCTCCCGCTTGTACTTGTCGGCGTACCCGCCGATGATCCACGCCGTGCGCCACTTGCCCAATCGCGTCTTCACCTGATCGATCAGTAGGTTGTGGATGCCGATGACGTTGTTGTACAGGTTGTCCGGCTTGTTGTATGCAGGAAGCCCGGACACCGCTTCATACAGGCGGTCCATGTCTATGATGATGTCTCCGGGACGCATCTGCTGCTGGACGTGCGTTTTCTTGCCGGCCATCGGCGGACCATAAACCAGGTAAACGCTCTTCTTGGTGTGGTAGCCAAAGCGTTCGTGCTCTTCGTTGTGGCAGTCGCTGCAGATGAGATCGACCAGTTCCGGGTTGAGGCTGATTGTGTGGTCGTGGACGTTCTCCGGCGTCAGCTCGATCTTGTGGTGACCGATGATGTCGACGGAGCGGGCGATGATGCGGCCGCAACGTTGGCACCGGTTGCCGCGCTCGGCGATGAGCGCCGCGCGGAAGTTGCGCCATGGTGCCGTTGTGTAGAACGTCTGCAAGACACTGTGCTTCGCCAAATCAGTAGTCCTCCTTCCCGCTGTTGATGCTTCGCTGTTGCTCCACGATCTGAGCCATGCGCGGGTTGCTTCCAACCTCCTGCATGGCTTTTTCGTATGCGTCTGGGCTGTATCTCTGGAAGATCGTCATGAATAGGTTCAGGTACTCGCTCATCAGTTCGAAGCGGAAGACCCGCTCCTTGAGGTCGACCATGAACTTCATGATCTCGCGGGACTCTTTTGAGAGAGACGTGATCTCAAGGACCTTCCGTCTCAGTTCCGCATTCACCATCTGTGCCCATGTGTTTAGGTACTCGGCGTTGATCCCTTCTGAAACGAGTTGGTGTTCCAGCTCCTGCATGCGTTCCTCGAAGTACTCAGGCAGGTTGTCCACGTACTCGAAGCGCCTGAGCAGCGCGTGCGCCAACTTGAGCGAGTTCTGGATGATGTCGAAGTCTTGGTGCACCACGTTGACCAGCGAGCGGTCGTCAGCCGTGACCAACTGCTTCTTGTTTTGGTTGAGTTGTTCGATGTAACGCTGCACGGCCGTGTGCGAGATCTTCACCCCTGCCCAGTCCGAACACTCCTCAGCAATTGCCCGAAGAGATTTGTCTGCGCGCAGGCCGTTCGCCACGATTACCTCGCAGCCGAACTTCTCAATCTTCGACTGTTGCGCCATGTAACGTTACACCCCCTTACAGCGCGAACCCTTACGTTACAAAAGGTGTATTGTGGACGTGCTATTAGATGTAGCTTTTCAAACGTTACACTGTAACGTTACGGATAGGCTGTTGCACTTACACCGCATTCTTGGGTGGCGCTTCAGGGAGATTTCCCACTAAAGCACAAATCACGCCTGCACGCATAGCAAACGTCTGATGATCAAGCGGATCTCTTTTCAGGAAGGTCAGCATCGGATCGAGTTGTTCGGCTGCTTCTTTCAATTGCTTAATCACATCTACATCGACGGCGACTGTATTCGGCTGGAGCTCTCCGGCGTTCGCACTCTGCCGGAGAAGTGCGTCTGAACATCGTTGGATGCTTTCCGTAACTTCTTGGGTCAACTGCGCGGCGTTGCGGAGTTCGTCTGCGCCTTCGATTGTCAGTTTCACTTTGAGTTCAGACATGGGCTTGTAAGTGTCAAGCGCTTGTTGCTCTTGGTAACAGTGCAGGGTATGTTTTTTCGGAAGGAGATTGTCCTCAAGAAGCTGCGATGCCGCCGCGATCGGCTCGACTTCAACAGCTGCCGCCAACAGTTCGCCAGCGCGAGCGAGAACTTCCATTTGCTCGGGCGCGGTCTTCGCGATCGCCCGGATGAGCGCCGCCGCGATCGCCGTCTGGTGATTGCCGTAGTTGTGTTGGATTACCAGATTGTTCGAGACGAATCCGCCACGGCCGCCGCCGGTGGTGATCAGGATGTAGCCAAGTCGGTCTTGTACGATGTTGTCGAAGAGCTGATAGAGCCCAACAGTTTGATTTTGGTTGGTGTTCTGTTGTTCTTGGGTCATGATTCAACAATCCTTTCGGGTTGGGTTTATGCGTGAAGTGCCTCGGGCACCTGACGAGTCAACACCTTGATCTCCTCCGGTGTGAAGGAACCGATCAGGTGGTTGCGCGGGAATCCGGTCTTGCCAGCGAGAACGCATTTGCGCGTTGCCGGGTCGAGCGGGATGTACAGCCATTCGTAGGGCGCCAGCTTCTTGGCCTTGGCGATCCGTCGTGCGCCGCCCTCGTCCGGGGCCGTGATGAGGTACTTCGTGTCCTTAGTCATGGCGCTCATCCTTTCTTCTTGGGCTTGGTCTTGCGTTTTCTGATCGACAACTTTGTCTCCAATCCCTTCTCGGTATGCTTGTCGATGAGCTTCGGGCTCAAGCGGCCCTGCTCGGTCAAAAGAGATATGTCGCGCTCGGTCTTCAACTCATCCTTGGATACCAGGAGTTCGTTCGCCAACGAGGACTTGTCCAGTTTCTCTTTGAACTCGCCTTTCTTGGTGATCACCGCCCACTCTCCGTTCGGGAGCTGCAAGATCATATCACCGTCGATGGACGACTTAGCAAAGTGGTCTTCGATCTCGGCGTCAATCTGGTCGAGTTGTTCTTTCAGAGACTTCCTCAAGTCTTTGATCTGAAAGCGTCGAAGCAACTTGTCTTCAAGATCGAGGTCTTTCGGGATTTCCATCGGGTCGTTCACCTCCTTGATTCTCAGAGAAATCAAAAACGCCCACCTGTTTAGATGGACGTTTCCGTTTTGTATGCAGCTCTTTTTACCAACGGATCGAGCGGCGACTTTTTCTGCAAGATCGCCGTTTCCACTTCCGAAAAAGGCACGCCGTAAGCGATCACATGACCGGCGACGTGAACGACATCCTCTTTACCACCTGCGCACGCAATCAAGCGATTGGCTTCTTGTTCGGAGATTAGGTATTTGATCGCGATATTCAAAGCGTTCATCTGATTTCACCTCCAGGAAAATGAAAAGCACCCCGTAGGGTGCTTAGTCGATGCACTCTATCATCTCGATGGTCTGAGTTTTGGTTTTCATGTCATAGATGCTGCGCACGAATCTCGCTTTGATCTTTTTATCATGCTCATAGACGTAAGCGAACTCAGCCTCTTTGAGAGACTGGATCTCTGCCGAATCCATTTCGAGGACCTTCATTCCGTCAGTATCAATCCGAATAACATCGCCTTGAGACATCGATACAACAATTTTCACAATCATAAAAACACTCCTTTCTCTTGACGAGTTTCGCCAATGAGGAAGGACTTTCCTTCATGTCGGAAGAAGTTGAACTTTGAAAGGAGGTTGATCTATTAATGCAATTTTTTTGGGACTGGGGATGGTTCACGACGTTCCTCAAAAATGTTTGGCACGATAGCCCCAAAATGGTTATCCTCATCCTTGCGTTGGTCGTAATCGACAGAATGATTCCGACCGTTCGCAAGAAAAGGCGTTATCGCTACTAGCCACCCGACTGGGTGGTTTTTTCTATTTCACACACCCCGCCACACGAAGACAGGTGAACTTCCCGCCTCCGTTGTCCCGTGCCCACTCGCACCGCTCTCCGCGTATGCAGGGCGGCTTGCTGGGGCTGGTGGCGGATTGCTTGCGTGCGGCGATCTCAGCGTCGATCATGCAGTCTACGCAGGTTTTCTTGNGGTGGCGGATTGCTTGCGTGCGGCGATCTCAGCGTCGATCATGCAGTCTACGCAGGTTTTCTTGTAGTGGCGTCCGTGCTTGGAGCAGTACTTGCGGCTCATCGGGCAACATCCCCTTCCATCCGACTTTCGCGCCACGCGCACCAAGTTGCGCCAAGCAACGCACCGCCGATCAGGGCGGCCAGCACGATTGCAGCTTGTCCGATCATCTCTGTTCACTCCTCTCAGTTGGTCAACAATCCGATGACGCCCCCGATACGCGTCGAGGGCGGTGGCGCATGGTCGACCTAGCCGATGTGCTCCGTGTTGTCAGCTTTCAGCGGCGTGGTGTCCACGCGTTCGAAGTAGTTGCCAGACATACCCGGCATTTTCAACGGGACAGAAGTCGGGATCGACGCACGGAATCCCGTAAGAAGCGGCTCCGTGTAGTAGAGGTTTGCGCACTGGTCAGACCATGCGGTTTCAACGGCCGCTTTGTGCTTATTGCCTTGACAGTCCGTATAGATGACCAGATCGCCCGGTTGCAACGGTGCCAATGCTTTCGGTACCGATTGTTCGTTCACAAGGCCCGCTTTGAGCGCCGCCTGCTCCTTCTGGTACGGCATCCAGTCCCATTGCATCGGACCGTCACCCTGCTCGACGTTCTGGACGAAGTGCAAGCCGGTCGGGTTGAACACGCAAAGGCTTACGTTGGTCGGCGAATGCACTTCGGTGACGAGCGCGGCGCGGAAAACGCTCGGGTAGGTGCCGTCTGCGGAACCAGCGGATTTGTAGTAGACCAGACGGCCTACGGTCGGCTGTTGGATGGTTGCGGTGGTGCTCATGAACATCGCTCCTTGGTTTGGTTTATGCCGCCGTAGCCCAGCGGCAGGTGTCGGTTAGGTTTGTTAGACGATCTGCTCGACTTCTTCGAGCGTCGGGGTGTCCTTCGGCGCGGACACGATGAACCAGCTATCGGAGAGGAGCTTTTCGCTCGATGGAACCACCGGATGGATCGGGCTTCCTTTCTCGTCGCAGGAGACGATCGTGCTAAGCCCGCCTTCGCCGATGTGCACCTTAAAAAATCTCTCCGGGTCGAGGTCGTTCGAGAGAATATAGCCGTCCTTCAGCAACACGATGGCGAGTTCGGTGCCAAAGCGAGCGCCAGTGGTGATCAAATCCTCAGCATCGAACGCGGCCTTCTCCAGCTCCGCGATGTGCTGCAGGTTTTGGAATGCGACTGCGTTGGTCAGCGGGTGGCCGTGCTCGTCAGTGTAGTTTCCGGCGGCGATTTCGTCGACGTTTTCGTGAATCGTGGTGTTGTACCATTTCTTTTCAGCCTCGGTACTCAT